TACTCCATATCACAATGAAAACGCCGATATATACTAAAACTATATACATTATTTCTCCTTTTGGGAGGGCTGGAGTTCCCAGCCCTCTGTATTGTTTATTGCGCTAAATATTCATTTAATGCTAATTCAGGATATTTTGGAACAGCGCCATATATCCAATGAAATTCAGCATGACAATTTCTACATAAGCATATACATTTTTCAACTTCTGCTTGTATTACTTCTATATTTCCACGATATTTATTTCCAACCGTAAAACATTTATTTTTAGGATTTATATGATGAAAATCAATTATCCATGGCCTGTCCTCTCCACATTTTACACAAGGGTATTTTAAAGAATTTAAAAATTCTCTTTTATCATCAAATAATATTTTTTGATATTCTTTTCTATCATCTCTATGTACATAAGAATATTGATTCTGATACTCTTTAATTTTTTCTTTATTGTTGTCAACATACTGTTTAGTTCTTTCAATTATCTCTGTTCTATGTTTTACATAATAATTTTTATTGTTTTGTTTACAACATTCTTTACAATAATCTCTAAATCCATCTTTTGTGTAAGAACTTTTATAGAACATAGAAGTAGGTAGTTCTTGTTTACATTTTTTACATTGCTTTAATCGCATTTTGACCACCCACAATTTTTACAGATAATACAACCACCTTCAAATTGCAATTGGGATGAACATTCTGGACAAGGTGTATATGTACTTATTCTTGCTTTGTCTTCTATATTACAATTGCATTCTGATTCTGCAATTTCTTCTTCGCAACCAAAACACCTATCATTAATTTTCTTTTGTAATTCTTGTAAAGCATAGCCTATGGCGCTCGGGCAAGAAGTTCCCTTTGAAGTATCCCCTTTTGCTTTTGTTCTGTTGATATAAGCTGTGCAAGGGCGAATACTCATTGTTTGGTCAATGATAGATTCAATTGGAACACCACCTCTTAATGCAAGAGATATAAGGCGTGAGATGAGTTGATAATTACGTTCACAGCCGCCGCTAGAGCCAATGTTGACAAAGGTTTCTTGTGGTTCACCAGATATTTCATCGAAATATACTTCCATATGAATTGAACCACAACCTGTATTAAGTTTACGTTTATAACCAATAAGGTCGTCACTTACATCCATAATGTAGCCTCTTGGCAATTCAGCTGATATTATCTTTTCCGATGTTTCAGGTGATTCTTTTTTACCAGTTTTATCTGTTGTGAGAATACCAGTTCTTGCACAGCCATCACGGTAGATTGTAATACCCTTAAGACCTTGTTCCCAAGCATACAAATACAGGTCTTCAACATCTTCAATTGTTGCTGAATTTGGCAGATTTACTGTTGATGAAATAGCTGTATCAATATGTTCCTGCAATACTGACTGCATTTTTACTCGGTCTGCCCAGCAAATATTTTCACTTGATACAAAGTACTCTGGCAATTCTTTGTTTGGGTAAAGACGTTTAAATTCTTCTATTTCCGGAAGAAATACATCGTAATAAACTTCTTTATCTTTATGTAAGCTTTCTGTTTTACGTTTATATGACAATCTAAATGCAGGTTCACATCCTGTTGTCACATTGAGCATTGTGCCAATTGCAATGTCTTCGCGATGGTTCGCTACACCATCGCCGCCATCTTCTGGCTGCTTATATTTTCATATAAGTTGAGACTATATCTTTACTAATTATTTATAAACAATCCTTCTTTATTATTGTTCGAATGTACAAATCGGTGACAAGGTTCACATAGACATATTAAATTATCAAGTTTATTTGCTTCAGCCTTATCTTCAAATAATCTATAATTTTTGATATGGTGCACACTCATTTGTTGACCAAAGTCAGTTTCCGTAATTCCACATATTTGACAAGTATATTTATCTCTTTCTCTTGCCTTTTGCCGAGCATTATAAAACCCACCTGTGTAATGATGTGATTTTCCACCTTTCCAAGAGGGATTATTTTCCCCGCTATATATTTCTGCGTAATGCTTAGCCATGCAATTCATATCGCAATAACAAAAACGATTTGCCTTATATACACTTGGAATTACTTCGATTTTTGCATCACAATATCCACAAGTAGTTTGTATCTTATTAATTTGCTTTTCACTTCTGCCAACAACATTACATTCATCACAATAGATTCTTTTATAATGTCTTCCAGATGATATTTTTATTTCTTTACCACAACGCTGGCAAAATTGTGTTTTGGTTTTAGATTTTTGAGACATAGAAACACATTCTGGGGAGCAATATTTTTTTCTTTTATGTTCACCATCTACTTCGAAATCTTTTCCACACCATTTACACTGTTTGACAATTATTTTTCTATACTCATTTTGATATCTATGAGCAAGTTCTGCTTGACGAGCAATGAAATCTGGAGTTTGTTTGCTTTCTTCTGAAGTCCTAGATGGAATATTATATTTTTGTAACAACCTTCTAACCGATGTTTGCCCAATGTGAAGTATGTTTGCTACTTGTCGCTGTGATTTTTGTTGTGTTATATATAAATTATATATGTCGTCATATGTTATATTTTTTAATTCTATTATTACTTTTACCTAAGTTTATAAATAATTAGTACATTTTATTTCCACTGCCAATCACTTGCAGTGTACTCCCATTAAGGGATAGTCGTTGAACGTTCTCCTATTCAGAGCTTCGCTGCTGATTATCCAATCTTCATAATTTTCAAACATTCACACTTATGTATATTTCATCATTATGTTGTAGTTTATGAAGCTCTAAGGATGTTCCAGCAATTAAAAATGTTTTATGTGAGCCAGTTAGTCAACCCACTTGGAGCGATTGAAAGCAATGAGCAGTTGCGAAGACCATATTTGCGGAGCTCTGCGATTTCGTCTGCATTAAAATGTGCCTTAATAATTTCTGCATCAAAAACAACATCTTTATATTTTGGGAAAGTTCCTTTTTCTTTTGCGAGCTCAGTAGATGTCTCCAAAGCAGTTCTAAACATTGTATAGCCAATGGTATCTACAAGATGGAGAGATTCATCACTGCCATATTTAATGCCCATCTTAAAAAGCATTGAAGCAAGGCCCATAATGCCAAGACCTATATTGCGATAATTCTTTGCCATTTCTCTCTGTTCTGGCAAAGCATGAAGTTCAGCACCATAATCCAGTACGTCATCCAATGCTCTGATTGCAATTTCTACTGTATTGCGGAAATCTACAAAATCAAACTCTGATTCTGATGAATATGGGTGTTTTACAAATTCTGCAAGGTTAATACTGCCCAGATTGCACGCCCCATTCTGTGGCAAAGGCTGTTCTCCACATGGGTTACCAGTTACAATCTGATATTCATCATCGTACTGCATTAAATTATAGTTGCGAAACTGCTCAGTATAGATAATGCCTGGCTCAGCATATTCATGAGCCGTTTTACAAATCAGCTGATATACTTCAATAGGTTTCACCATATATCTGGTTTCACCGCCATCATAAGTAAAGTTTACTTGTTTTTCAAATACCAAGCCTTCATCATAATATTTTCTGACACAGGTCATAAATTCATCGTCAATTTCAACTGACAGATTTGCTTTTGTAATAAGATTTGTATCGGTTTTGATTGTGATAAAATCTTTAACCTCTTTATGCCAGCAGTCAAGAGACATCATCAGAGCTCCTTTTCTTGAACCGCCCTGTGAAATACTTGCTGTTGTAGTATCAAACATCTGCATAAATGGAATGATGCCATCAGTTTCATATCCACCTTTGCTGATTTTACAGCCCTTTGGACGGATTTTACTCAGAGATAAACCCTGCCCACCCTGTGCTTTATATGTAAGACCTATATTTTTATTTAGCTCCAGAATACCTGCTGTATCATCCGGGCAGTAACCACTTGAATAACAGTTGGATGTGGATGCACCATTACCCGTATTGTAGTTACTGAGTGTTCTGCCACCATGCAGATATTTCTTTTCTAAAATAATTCTTTTAATTTCTGGATTATTATTTGAAATTCTTCCGATAAATTCATCAAAGGATTCGTTTTTAATATATTTTTTTGTAGCAATATCAATGCCGAGCTGATTTTCTTCTCCAAGCCAATCTTTTACGTTCATTTTATTCCCCCATCTATTAATTGTAGCTGACTTCATCTTTATCAGTTCTAACACCTTGGTAGGTTGCGAACTGCAAACTACGTTTACCTGTTTTGTCTTTTGTTTCCTGTTTATATTTAACGAGCACAATCTTCCCAACTATGTCCTGTGGATTATTCCAAAATATATAACGTTCCTCATCGCTCATTCCACTTAATCCCAAAGTATTTCCTTTATAGTCCACAATCAGTTTTCCAAGGGTTCCTTTGTATTTGCCATCGCCTTCTTCAACGCCCGTTACTCTAAGGTCACAATGTTTCCAACTTTTTACCTTTAAAATGCCTGAATTACGTTTGCATTGATATACAGTATCCTTATTTAACATAAGACCCTCCATATCATTTTCATTTGCATAATCAAGCCAAAACTGAATTTTCTTTTGGTCATTGCCGTGATAAAACCATTTCACCATATGAAACGTTTTATAAAATGGAGTCTGCAGAATTATACTGTTTAATTTATGCATGTCATTAAGACGTTGGCGATATGTTATTTCACATTTGCCTTTGTCAAAATCATCAGCTGGAATGATATCATAATAAATAAAACACAGGTCTGTTTTGTCGTCAGAATCAGAATTCGCAATTGAAACAGTCTGTCGAAAATTTTCTTCGTCTGAGAGATGAGGTTCAATATCATTACGCCGGATAAGCTCGCCATCAATAAAGAAATCTTGAAGTTTAAAGTTGTTTATTGCGTTAATAACGTGCTTACAACCTTTGATTTCTTTTCCTTGTCGGCTTATTAATTTACCCTTGTAATATGAGGCATGGAACCCATTAAGCTTTTGTGATAAAGAAAACCATTCTCCGTCCTTAAGCGGATATTTTTCCAAAGGATATGCCTGCTGTACTGACCAAACAGGAATAAAATCTTCATAAACTTCATTTACTGTTTTGGCTGTCAGTCCTAACCTATATGATTTTGTTATAATATCAGCAATAAATTCCGCATTCTCGGGATTATCTTCGATAAAGAGCTGTGCTCTGCGAATATCTTCATGCCTTCCTGTATTGTTTTCTTTGATATATTCCAACATATGTGACCATTTCATTGGAAAATTAATATCAGGCATATTAATTTGAGCTTTGAGTTTCTTTTTATCGATACCTGTTGTTACATTGTTATCCAATAAAAATCGTAAAGTATACAGAAACATTTCACATACATTCTCTGGTTCTGAGCTGTTGATATAACGCAACAATCGTTTCTTTTCAGTTGTCCTTGGTGTACTCGCAATAGTCTTAAATAAAAAACTTACTCGCGTTAATGTTTCTCTCATATTTAATATTTGTCTCATAGTTATCCTTGTTCTCCACAGAGTTTCCCCTGCGGAGATTGTTATTCAATTTATTATTTAACTACTACGGCTTCTGAGCCTGTGATTTCCACCCAGCCGTGAACAAGACGAGCTTCGGCTTCTTTCATAGCGATAAGTTCTGGGGTAATACTCTGTGCAATAAGACGATTTGCTTCGGCTTCTGCCTGTGCTTCAATTTCGATTACTCGTGCTTCTGCCTGTGCTTTTGCTTCGGCAATTTTTGCATCTGCTTCTGCCTGAATAAGTTCTGTTTCTTTTTCTACTTTAATACGTTCCTGATTTGCTTCTGCCTCCTGTTTTTTCTGGATTGCATCTACACGTTTGTTAATTGTGTCCTGCAGTTGTTCGCTTGGATGTACATCAACAATAGAAGCATCCAAAACATTGATACCAAACTGACGATGGAATTCTTCATTGAGATGTTCTGTGATTTCCTGATTGATTGTCGTTCTGTCACCAGAGTAAATATCCATCATTGTGTAATCGGTTGTAACTTCGGAAATTTTAGATTTAAGTAATGTACGCACTCGGTTATTAACAATATCTTCACCGCTCATGCCTTTATAATCTTTAAATGTATTCACAACTGTTTGAGCATCATATCTGTATAACATCTGAAAACTAATATCAATATTTGCATTATCTGCTGTAGCTACAGCAAAGCTGTCATCACCTTTGCTGCCATCGCGTTCGTCTTTTGTCATAACAATCTGCTCATTACCAACAGTAAATTCCTTAACCTTTTTGGTTGGAGAAACAATATGCCAGCCCTGTGTGAGAATTTCGTCCTGCACACCACCGGACATTTTATATACAACGCCAACGTACCCTGTTGGAATTTTTTCAATACAAGTGATTATCCCTAAAAGCGCAATTACAATAATTGCTGCGGCAAGAACACCACCAACAAAACCGTTTTTCTTCATTAGTTAATCTCCTTTTTCTTTGTTTCTTCTTTATCTTCTTTATCTTCAAATGACATAATTTCTTTTGTGTCATCTAAAACCTTATTGATATATTTGCCTGTGCAAGTGAAGATTTTGCGCAGGGTAAACCACAATATGATTGCTGCAATAATTACAAGCAGCCAAAAAAATATATTCATTATTATTTTCCTTAAACTTTTTCAAAAGTGTATTTTGTATTACGTGTCTGAACAATGAGTTTATTGTCATATTCAGTAATTGATTCGATATGGCTTGTGACGATTTCACGATGAATTTCATCTTCGGTAAAAACTTTAAAATACAGACTTTCACCTACATCAAACATTCTGATATCAAATTCGCATTCACACCCAAGTATCATCTTATGTATATGTCTCATTGCATCATCACGCTCAATGTTTTTAATTGTATAGCGCATATAATTCCTCCAAAGTTAGTCTTTTTCTTTTTGTATATCTTGCATACACTGTTGTACCACAACAGAAATATGAACTTTTGATACAGCATCATATAAATTTTCATTGTTGATATAAATTACATTCTCAATATCATCAATTGTTTTAAATGCTTCTTTATCATGTTTAAGACGACTTAATGCCTTACCTGCAGAGTCTCCTCGTTTTATCATTCTTTCAAGACGAGTCTGTACGGGTACATCAATGTAATATATGTAAATATTTTTTTTGCCTGTATATTGTTCTTGAAAATATTTGATTCCGGCAGGGTCAATAACATAAATCTGGTTATCTTCGACTTGCTGTTGAGTAGCCCCATATCTAAAACCATTGAATTCTGTATAAGCTACAAAATCAGATAATTTATCAAATTGTTCGTCGTTAACAAATATATGTCCTGTTTCATTCTGATGGCGTCTTGGACGTGTAGTATATGACTGAACCTGTGTCCAACCAAACTGATTGTCCAGTTCATTTGCAATAGTTGATTTGCCAGAACCACTTTTACCAACAAGAAGAATAATAAAATTATCTTGCATATTCTTCTGCCTTTCTTGGATGGCCACAACACATAGCTCCTTCTGAACAGGTACCGTACACACAGGAAGCTCCTGCTTTACCAAACAATGTTGGTGCAACCTCAAGGCACAATTTCAACATTTCATCAGCGAGTGCTCGTATTTCCCACTGTGCTCGGTTACAACAACGCAATCCAAAGAAATTTAACAAACTACGGGCATTCATTGTGACAATCATCTGAGTAGCTGTTGCATTTGGAAGCACAAAACGAGCATCTTCTTTTTCGATACCAAGTTTTGAAAGTTGGTCATAGGCTTTTGAAACTTTATCAAGAGCGTCAGCATAGATAATTCGGGCTTCTGATGATTTCATAATTTCATCTGGAATTACATAGTGACTATTTACTTCAGACACATAACGTTGAGATTTAACACTGTAGGATGCAATTCTGTGGCGTGTTATCTGTGCAAGCAAAGCGCGGGAAACACCTTCGATGCCAAAGGTGAAAGTCGCATGTTCCAATGGGCTTGTATGTCCCAGTTCTGCAAGTTTGTTTAAATATTTTTCGTTGTCTTTATTGATTGTTTCGTCATATAGCTCTGTTAAAGTTTTAGAGCTATAACAAAGCTTTGCTGCAGTTGCCACAACATTTTCTGGATTTGGCGTATGTGCAATCAATGTTACTTTCATTTATCTACCTCCATTACATCATATAGTTCGTTTTCAAAATCTTTTGAAATACCACGTTTTGTATCATCAAAATCATTTTCCAATATGTAAAAATATTTATGTTCATCACAAACTTTATATTTTTTATTAGCAATCCATATCAGTGCTTCAAATTCTTCGGTATCAGTTACAACAGTATCAAAGACTGCTTCTTTGAAAATTATTATTTTCCCCACTTAATTCTCTCCTTTTCAAAAGCACCGCTATAGGAAGAATTGATGTGTTTCCATCCTGTACAGGTTTCATCAAGAGGAACCCAGAAGGAATATTCTCCCATCTGATTTCGTCTTATCATATATAATGGCCGAACAGTTTCATCATCAACAGTATGAAACATAGTTTCCATCGGTATAGTGTTGCTAAATAAATCATTATTGTTGACCATTCTTCTTCCCATAGTGATTGCTCCTTTATGATTAAATTTTATCTAACAAGTAATTCCGCAAGTATTGTTTAAAAATATTATGAATAACCCGTCCACTATTTTCTTTATCACAAAAAATTGGAATGATATTATACTTTGTAAGCCAAGATATTAAGCTGGCTTCATATGATTTCGGATTCATTTGTGTGCGATAGTTGCCCTTGTATATACCATCGAATGAACTATTCTCTACAAGTAAAAAACACATGGTTTTAGATTTTTTAAGTCGTTCAAATTCACGTTCAAATCTGGCTCGCTCTGTAGAAAAACAAGCTGCTAGTTCTGTTAAAGAATTCTTGCGTTCAATTACTATCTGCTTTACAAATATATGTACTTGGTCGTCATATTCCAAAATGAAGGAATAATCACCACTTTGCAGTGTTTGCATTTTATATGGAATATCATTTGCAATAAGATATTGCCTAATATGTTCCCATACCTTTTCACGTGTATCGACAAGCACTGTAATATGTTGTTGTAAATATTCAATTTCTTTTGCTGTAAATGCTATACAATATCACCTCATCTTGTCAGTGCATATTTTTTAATGAGTGTTTCGGTTTCATCTGTGTGTACCCAATCTCCGTTGACATTTTTTGTCCATTTCTTTTCTTCGCTAATTTCCATCAGTTTAATAATATCGCCCACATTAATTGTTCCGCATTGCTCTGCAACTCTGCTTCGCATTCGATAAGTATGAATTGCTCCAGTCTGTAATACATAAACCGTGACCGTCAGTTTCGAATATTTGTCAATCTTATCAGTTACGACTACATATTCATCTGAGAGCTTTGGTATGATTGTTTGTATGTATCCAAAATATTCAAGTTCGTTTTTAATTTTCTGATGCAAACCTAATTTAATTGGCGGAATTTGCATCCACAATTTATGCAATGCATTTTCATAATCAAAGTTGCGATATTGTTTTTCAGTCTGCGTACTGTCAGCAGCAATAAGTGCTGCATAATTAGCATCCAGATTATCTTTGGAAAATTGAGCTCGTCCATAAAGGTCGTCATATGCTTTTACAAATGTCTGAATCTGTGGGACTGTACCAAAATCATCAAAATATCCAATATTAATCAAAATATTAAGCTGGTCAGATTTCAGACTCTTAAGTTGTTTAATATCTTTGAGCAGTGTAAAAAAGTTTGTATATTGTTTTTTTTGTGATAAAGCATATAAGTCCTCAGAACATTTCTGGTTCATATTTTTTAATGATAATAGTGATGAATATATAACACCGTTTTCTTTGTCGGCTTTAAAGCTGCGATTATCATTGCCAAACTTAAACTTGCCTTCTCTGATACCAAAACCTTGGAGCATTTCTCTTTTCAGTTCAGCAACTTTATCTTTGTTGCCTTTGTTGGAATAAAATGTGAGAAGTACCTCATAAAATTCATAAGGATAGTGAGATTTGAGATAAGCACAATATAAGCTATCCAACGCCATACAGTATGCATGAGAACTGTTAAATGCATAACCTGAGTTATCATTTACTACTGTCCATACTTTTTCACTGTTATTTTGTGCAATTTCAAAATCAAGTCCATTATCTTCTTGAATTTGTTTGCAGAAATTTTTAATAAAATCATCTTTGATTGCTTTTACCTTTTCTGGTTTCTTTTTACTGATAGCTTTAATAAGACCATAGCATTCGTCCATTGGAAATCCAGCATAGTTAAGGACTTTCATTGTCTGTTCCTGGAAAATCATAAAGGGAATCGGAAGTTCTTCGGTAATCAGCAGATTATCCAGTGTAGCAACTCCATATGAGAACGGCTGTCTACTTTCAAAAATCGGATACATTGATTTAAAGCCTGGACGAATACCTGCTATAAATGCCGAGAGCTCAGATGGGTTTCGTGGTTTATATCGCATTGCTTTTTTTGTTGTTGAGGCTTTTTCACATTGGTTAACACCTATAGTCAAACCTTTAGCATAAATATCCCAAGTCGGTTTATCATTTTTAATAAGTCCCAACAATGTATTTACATTAAAATGCTCAATGCCAATACGTTTAAAAACACGGTCAATAATATCCACCACATTTACAGTGAGCAGGTCATTTTTCAAAAATTTATATTCTTCTGCGACTGCACCATCAATAACACAAGTGATGCATTCCTTCTTGGTACTTTCACTCTTACATTTAATGAGCCCAATTTCTTTACGAATATTGCCTTGATATAAGAGATGTGCCGATGGAGCTTTTTTGCGGTCAGAAATGATACCCCAATATGATTCACTCTGTCTCAAATGGTCATGATACTGTTCATCTACATAGTCATAGATATTTATATCGCGCCTGTCATCATCATCGGCATGTTTTAAATCATTTTCATATTTTTCAATCTGTTTTGTGATTTCATTTGCAATGGCAGCTGGCACATCTTTTGCTCTTGCATAAAGCTTAAAAGCAGATTTCTTTTTCAAAGTGCCAAATGCAATCATTGGATATGAATGTTCTTCTCCAAGTATTTCTTTTTGTGCTCGTTCAAAAGGCTCAGTATTAGCTACGTTAAAGTCAATATCTGGTAGGGAGCCGGACTCTAATATTCGGCTTGTTGACATAAAGCGCTCTGGATAAAGATGAATTGCAGATGTAAAACGGTCAACTTTTGAGAATCCACACAATGTGTTTGTGAAGAAGCCAACAGCGGAACCACGTCCACTATCTGTAATTACCCCGCCCAATTCAATCCCGCGCTTAATAACTTCATAGTTGATTAGCGGATAGTCAACCATACCAGTATCTTTATATACCTGAACTTCTTCTTTAACACCTTGATAATATCTGTCATAGTCTTCAGCAGGAACATATTTCATATATTCTTTAAACTTTTTTGTAATCAGTCTTGAATATATCTTGTTCTTTTCCTCTTGAGTCTTGTCTGGATATAAAGTTGGTAGTTTAATATCTTTACTAAAATAAAAATTCTCAAATGTTAAGCAGATATCTGTGTTATCCATTGCACGTTGAATTTCTGTCTCAGTAAAAATTCCTTGGTCTAAAAAACGCTTTATGCATTCATTGTCAGAGGGATAGTCCATATCAGTTTTGTTATCCTATAGGTTTTTTACCCCATAGTTCTTACATTTTTCCATTATGTAAGCTCGGCATATATTTTCATCCTCTATATTTAGGTGGGATGCTGGAGACTCTTGGATAGATTATATTTATTCACTATCTATGCTCTACGGTGACAATAAACCTTACGCAATTTTATTGTTTACCTCGGTATTATCCTATATCATTGGAGGACTTCACCGATTTTCCCCAGTAATTATTTAATTTATTACTAAATTAAACGGCATTTAGAATACCAACCAGATTCATCTTCATAAATAATGCCTTTTGATTTAAGAGCTTCATCACGAAGACCAGCATCCTCTGGATATATATAATGACTATCTAACCCAACAATCATTTCAATATTGTATTTTTTTGACCACTTTTTAATTTGGTTATTTAATTCTCTTTGCTTGTCAGTATTATGATTTTGAATTTCAAGCATAAAATTATTTTTAAAGTGCTTATGCAACTGAACAATAAATTTTTCACTTTCTTCAAAACCATATCCATAAAATCCAACACATGCTGTTGTAATAAAGACATCATTGGCGGGTAAAGACAGAATCAGTTTTGTATCCAAACGTGGTTTATAATAGTAACCTGTAATATTAGCTTCTGCTAAAATATCATTTATGGCTTGTCTGCCGTTTTCATTTTTTGCAAGAATAATAATATGGTTATTCTTATTATCTTTTTCTATCCTGTCTTTTACCCAATATGCTTCTGTACCAAAAACAAATTTCAATCCATATTTTTGAGCTATGCCATATGGTACATAATAATTACATTGCCAGCCGTGTTCGACAGATGAAATAACTTTGTGCCCAAGTTCCTGAGCTCGTTTTGCATAATCTTCATAAGATGCAATAGAGTCAAATGAAAACAAATTACTATAACTGGTATGGCAATGATAATTCTGCATATTTCCTCCTAAAATAATTCTTCATCTGAAGTTTTTGCCAACTGTTTTTCAAGATTATATCTGGCAATATATTCGCAAGAAGACTTATAATCACAAAGATAATTGCAGAAAAATTCATTGCCTTTATCAATCACTTTAGGCTTCCAGGCTGATTTATCATTTTTAGGCAATGACTCAAAAATATCAGCCTGATGATTTATGTAATCTAAGGTTTCCTGTTTGAGCTTTTCGGTTATCGGATAGCGCCTTACATATGGTTTAATGATAAATTTGGAACGAATTTCATTTGGAAGCTTATCCAATGAATTATTTTCCAGTGCATCTATCATAAACATTTCAATATCTATATCATCATAGCCAGCTTCTATCAGCTCTTGCTCTAAATATGGCTGCAATGTTTGTACTATCTTATAACGGTCACAAACTTTGGTAATCTTAGTTTTTTCTTTAGAATTTCTGCGCAATTTGCCTTGAAAAACAATTTCAACATATTTAAGCATTATCCAGCCTACGTCTTTGACGGTATAGCCTTCTGCTTCTTTTGCAATGGCATATATAACAAGCTGTCTGCCGTGTTCCAATAATGTTTCCTGAGAAAATTGTGAGGAAGTTTTCCAGTCCCAAATTGAAATTGTTTTTGTATCTTTATCCAGATGCTGAACAAGGTCAATATAACCTCGTACATATCTGTCTTTTGTGAGTGGATATATAAATAACTGTTCAGTTTCAAACTCGCCTCGTGGCGGTATAAAATTGCTACAGAAATGACGCATATTTTTTATCCAATTATCACGGATAGATGTTTTTCCTCTGCTATCGCGAGGAAAATCAAATCCAAGCATTTGCATATCTTCAAGCTCATTATCTAGAGCTACAATCAAATCTTCCGTTGTATTTTTCTGATTCATAATGCCTTCTAAAGTGTCATGAATTTTAGAACCCATTAATGAATAAATATTAGGAACCGATTTACTGTGTACGATGTATGCAAGATATGCCTGATAATGACACTGGTCAATTGTGTCTGCTTTTGAAATTGAATATAATTTTTTACCTTGTTTTTGTAATTCTTCAAGTGTTATATCTTTTTCTCTTACAGCTATTCGAGCCACCTCACTTTTTCTTTGATTAATTTTATAAATTTTTCTTTACCAACATCAGCTGCATTCATTTTGCTGCCAAGTGGCAAATATGTATTATTATCGTCCCAGATATATCCTATCTTCGCTCCTCTAACAAGCTGATTTTCATTACTGCGAAGTCTTTGTGCCTGGGCAATAATATGTTCTTCATCAAGGCCCTCATCATAAGCAATAATAATTTTTTCAACTCTTAATGCACGCAAATATTTGGCTTGTGTTGAAGAAATATGACATCCCCCTGTTGCAAGTCCAATATAACAACCAAAACTATCAAGCTGACATACAGCTTTTTCACTTTCAAATACAATGCACATATTTTTTTCTTGAATTTTATGATAGTTTTGATGATAGCCAAATAATGTGTAGCTTTTCGTGCACGGAATAATAGGTAGCCAACGTTCTTCATGCGGTACATCTTTTCCCATTGCTCTGCCCATAATTCCGCATAACTGACCATTAATTGTCCATTGTGGAATTGCTATGCGCATTGCAGAAAAATCAACCCCAATATGATATTTTTCTTGTGTTTGGAAATTGATGCCATCATTAAAAAATTGTAGACTTAGCTGCCCGTTGTATTCCTCAAGGAGCGAATCAGGATATGTAGGTATGTCCAACTCAGGTTCGCGCTGTTGTTTTATGAGTTTTTTATAGAAGCCACCAAATGGTAATTTGATTTCAGTATTGAATTCATTTTTGGAAAGTCCAACTACTTGCGCCACATATTCTAAGGCTTGCGGGAAATTACAATTCTGATTGTTCATCACCAATGTGTAAAGATTTCCACTTTCACCCATTGAAAAGCTGTAATACCTAAGTGTATCTAAATAAAAAATATTTGAGGTAGGATTGCTACCTACTCTTGATGAATATCTGATTTCATTTCGTCCTCTGTTATGTGACAAATTAGGTAATCCCAATGAATTAAGGACTTTAAGTACGTCGTCCGGACGTGCTTGCAGATAATCATTCAATTGTAATACATTGATAAAGCCTCACCGCCTTATCTGATTTTTTGAAGTGCTAAAGCAATGCGAAGCTGCTCTTCTTTTTGTTTATCAAAATATGCATATAATCCTGTTTTTACTCGGTCATCAATCCAATCATATTGAATTAACAAATCTGCTAGTTTGCATAATTTATGCTGATAATATGCATTGACAGCATCAACAGGATTGCTATATGTTCCTCCCTGTATTGTCTGATTTTTATATGAAAACACGACAACATAGTGACTATGACGTTTATGCACTCCGATTAAACCAGATGTATTGTCAGATTTAACATTAGTGATAAAAATATTGATGGGCTCAGGAACTATACAACAAGTTTGTAATGAGTATTGTTTATTTTTATAAACTAAGATATCTTTATCAATAACAAGGCGTTTCCCATCATTATATTGTAAACATTCTTTATAATTACAAATTTTATTGATGTCATTTTTAAAATGAGAATAGTGATGCCATCTTAAATCAACTGAACAATTAGTGTATGATGGAAATCTCTTATGATATGAAGTACTGTAACATCTGTGAAAAATTTTAATCCACAGTTTATATTCTGGCTCGTAAGACGCGCCTTTGTAATCAGTACATCCAACGCCATGTATTGTTGGACTGCCATAATCATGAATATTTCCAGTGACTATTTTGTTAGCCTGAACATAAGTTGAATATCCACTTTTGAATATCACCTTATATAAAATATTGTTATGTCTATCACGAGTGCCATCATCAAGATATGTAAATTCTTTACCATCGGTGTTAAAACAAACAGCTCCAGTTTTGTTTCTTACTTTTCTGCTCATTGTTAATACCTTCCATGTTCATTAACTATGTTGCAACGGCCAATTTCTTTCCAGCTATTAAAACGACCGTTTACTTCGTATAAAACCTGCTGCTTGTCTTCATCATTGCGAGTCTTATCCAAAAAGACAACTATATATTTATTATCTGGGTTTAATTCAACATATTGCTTAACACCAGTATATTTGCCCTCTGCATTACGCTGTAAATTGTATGGTCGACAATCAAATTTTTTGCCTGTGTATTCGTCATCCCATAAAGTACGCATGTAAACCATTTCAGAAAACACTTCTTTTATCTGTTTACCATTTGCAAGACATCCCGCATCCAAATATCTTTGATTAACGGTATATAGTGCCAACTGATAAGTTGTAATAATTGCAATGTTTTCTTTTGATGCCAACTGAAAAACCTTTCTGCTATTGACTAATAATTGCAAAAACATTTTTTCATCAAGACTATCATCACTCTTCATTGTGTCCCATAGAAAAACCTGATAACCTTTTTTGGCGTTCATCTTGATGTATTTCATAACTTTAGAAACATCATTATCAAACAGTTTCACAAATTTGAGATTGCTATATTTTTCTTTACTAATTTTTTGTGCCTTGGCAATCATTATCTTTTGTTCGTCTGTAAAGTGGCCTATTTTTATTTGTTTGCGTGTCAAGCCCCAATAATTTAGGTCTTTTGTTAATATATGGGCAAGTAACATTACTTTATAATCTTTGCTTCGCATTTCATTAGAAACAATAGCTACCTTTATGCCGTCTTGGGCCATTGGAATAGCCATATTTTCAAATGCAAAACTAGATTTGCCTGCACCACTATGTCCAGCAATCATATACATTTCACCAAGTGGAACTCCTAATGTTAAATAATTCAATAATGGGCACTGCTTGCCATAACTGATTCCAACAGTATCACCGCTATTGCACTCTTCAATAAAAGCATCATCAATGACCAAACTTTCTTCTTCAACATCATGCGTTGCGGTGATACTAATGTCATTTAATTTGTACTCAAAATAATCGTAAATCTGCTGACTTGTCATCCTATCAAACTTTTCAAGTTTATCAAATGATGAAAACATCATCTTGCACATTTCATCAAGAATATTAAGTCTTGCTACTTTATCAAAATATGCATTAACATTCTCTATGCTGACTAAGCCTTTAAATTCTTCAACTTCTTTGAAACCACCATAACTGTCAAACTGCTTTTTTATTGTTTCTTTGTCTTGAAGAAAAGTGTAGACAGCAATATGGTCAAAATTGCGATATCCAGCTTTATACAGTGCTCTACCTAAATTGAAATAAAACTGTGCATCAGGATTACGAATGATATCGTCTTCTTTTTCGTTTACAAATTTATAATCATCATATAAATCCGGATTCTTCCATAAACAAAAAACAAATGGGGCTTCAATTTCACCACGATGTTCATTAATTTTTTGCAACAATACATCTAATTCCATAAATCATCCTCCAAGAAATCCGTAATATCTTTACCTTTTTTTGATGTGCCGATGGTTGAAATGTCCATTTCTTGGATGGTATCGATGTGTTTTTGAGTTTGTTTATTTCTTAGCTCATTCACTTTATTGTTTTGTCTATTCACATCACTGATATGATTTGAAATGATTGCAAACATATAAAATATTTTGCCTTGTGTAGAAGAAAATTCTTTATTATTGAATGCCCATGTAATGTCTTTTTCACACTTTGTAATTGTTTCAAGCAATACTTCTGGTGAATAAAAAGAATATTCTTTTATCTTTTTGTTGAGGAGAGCCGGAAATGGCTCTCCTTTCTGATATCCAAGATATGTAAGTAAAACACGTTGAATAGTTTCTCTGGTGTGTTTATCTTTCTGAAACTGACGAAATACAGATTCGCTCTTATACCATTTTCCATTGTCCGCCTTATAAAAAACATCACTGGTTCCTTTTTCTTTTGTCACAGCACAAGTAACTATTCTTGCCATTCTTTTAACCTTTCAATGAAGCTGAAATAATATTGGTAATCTTTTCCAATGCCTCAAGCGGAATATTGTCATCAGTAAATTTTTCAAAGTTGTATTCAGCCATAGTTGCTTTTACTTCTGCTTTGGTTGCAGCAGTACATTTGGTGAAATTGTCTTTGATATATGCAATATATTCATTGGATTTTTCAGCATAGTCTTCAGCTTCCACCTTAGATTTTGCATATGATTTTGCCTGTTCTGTTTTCTTTGCGTCTGCTTCCTTCTGTAGCTTTTTATTTTCTTCTTCTGTACGATTACCTTTTGCACTTTCAGCAAGGATTGCATCCTGGATAGCTTTAATGAATTCATCTTTATCAAAAGGTACACTATCTGTAATTTCTGCAAAACGTGATTTTGCATCCACACTATAGTTATTATCTCTGAATTTAATTACACGCTTTTCATCTGTTACAATACTACGTTCAATATCCTTCTTAGTCATAATATCTTTCTTGCCAGTTTTTTCCTTGACAATGGTTCTGTCGACATAAGCAACACCAAGGAAATGCAGTTTATTTTTCAGAGCATTGAAATATCTCTGAGTAGTATCTGATGTCAGAATTGAATATGATGCACCAGTAACAGGGTCATCTACTTCCTTAGATTTTGTGTGGATAATTGTCATAAAGTGCACATCAACTTCTTTAAGTTCCCAAAGTTTATCCAAAATGAGCTCAGTTACTTTATCCGGGCCACCAGAGAATCCACCATATGCCTGTTTAATAGAAGTAATTTTAGGTTTATCTGGATTTTCTTTATTGTGTAAACGGATTACTTCAGGTTCTGTAATTTTAATAAGTTCATCCCATGTATCCACAATAACTGTTTGCAAATTGGCATAATCAGGGTCAGTATATTTATTCTTTACAATATCATCTACAACTGCTGCAAATTTTGCCCAATTACGAACCTTTTCTGAATTAAGACCTTCGAGCGCTTCTGAACCATCCTCTTTACCAATGTCCAAATGAAGATATCCGCTTGCACCATTTACTTCTGGCGCAAGAGTTTCACAAACTTCTTTAAACAATGTAGTTTTACCGATACCACCTTCACCCAAAAGGCCTATATTATAATGAAGCGGATTCAAGTCCACTCTGTTCTTTTTACCAAATCCCATTTACTTTCTCCTTAAAAGAGGTCTTCTTCACTGATTTCGTCAATTGCTTTTTTAGTTTCTTTAGGTGCTGTAACTTTTGCAACTTCTGCTTCAATATTTACTGTCTTGTTAGGAACATAAATCTGAGCTTCAAATTCATTTGGATACTCACCTGTTTTTACCAAACCATCAGCAAAATCACCCATAAGTTTTGGGTCAGCAAGACGATATTCGACAACTCGTTCACCAAAAATGTTTCCGCGTGGTTTAAAATCTTCCACATTTTTTATGCCAAGTTCCACCTGAGCAAGCTGTGCCGGAGTAAGCAAATCTTTTGTAAACTCAACCACATCTGCACCATTGAGATAGCGCACTTCCCAATTCATATGTACATATTCTTCGTCTAAGCCTTCAAGATAGCTACGTTTATAGTCAGCCAACTGTTTATGTCGCGGGTTTGTTTCAAGCTGATACTTTGACAAATCAAGAATTGCCTGCTGAGGCATCATTTTGTTACCCTCATCTTTATTGATGTACTGCTGCACATAACCGTTTACATAAATACGTTTTTCAGTTTCCAGGTCAGTTGCATCAACACAATCTTTGTTGTAGTACAAGTCCATTGTGAGACTCAGTTTTTCTTTTGTGTCATTGGTTACAGCATAAATAGCTGTAACTTCAAAATTATCAGAATATCTGTCCTTATAAAATCTTTTACGTACTCGACCTGTTGCAGTTACTTTGTGTTTGCATTTAGGAAGTTCTTTTGACAGGTATTCAATAAAATCATATGAAGTAATAAACTGTTTACGTTCTGACTGCAAAGCTTTAAGCATTGCATCAGCACCATCTTTATTTGTTACACCATATTTTTCAGACACAATAGAATAGTCATCGGTTTTAAGTGCTTCTCGCAAATCTGCCTTCTGTTCTGGGTCAGCTAAGTCAACAGTATAAAGACGATAAGAAGCTACAGATTCAATAACATCTGCATCAAATCGGTCTTTCCAAGCAACCGAAATCTTGTTATTGTCTTTGTCTATTGAGAAAATATCTCTGCCATTATCTGCTGAACCAAACGCACTGATATAAGCAGTATTTGCTTCACCTTCGCGGATGCCGACATTCATTCGCAAAGATGGAATTTCTTTCTGTGAGCCAGCATCTTTGTATGATGAGGACACCACAAAAGGCTGTTTAGAGCCTTCTTTTGGGAATACAAGTTTCCCGGTAAAACTAAATCTTGTTTCCATAAATCTCCTTTTCATTTAAAATATTTATTTTCAGGCTTTTGCCGAAAAAACAAAGAGTAAATTAATTAGGTATTGAACAATATGTATCAGCAAAATGGTCTAAACAAGTATGGCAAAAACTAAATGTAAAATTCTCACTATCATGTTCAGTTCCAAAAGGAAATGTTATTTGCATTGGCTGCATATTCATTATTTCAATTTCTGTGAGTTCTTTACCACAATTAGCGCAATATACTTTTCCTGTTAACATTTTGTGTCACCTATCCCTTCAAATTAGTATGTTATGTGTGTCATATATTTTAAAAAGCAACAATCGATTTAACTCCGGATAATCATTCAACAAATAAGGTGTTGTAATAACATTCTGAAGTTCTAACTGTGCTGAAAGAGAATTTAAATATGTACGATATTTTAATTCCAAATCTAAAACCCTTTGATGTGTTGGGTTAGTCAGTGTGCCTTCATTATATTTACGGCGATATTTACCTTCGCCTACCTGATATCTAAGTAATGCCTTGCTATCGTCTCTTGTATACGTTTTGTGATACTTCATCAGTGCTATATAACAGTCGATATTTATATAAGGATTAAATAATTCTTCTTTTGAATTCAAAACACCCTTGTTATATAAAAAGTCAAAACAAGCATCATTAATCTGACACAATCCTCTATCTATCGAACCATTTTGATTTATGTGCACGGCATCTGTCTGAAATCTGCTTTCGTTGTATACGACTGCTAAAAACATGGAGTATGACAAATTATTTTGTCGACATTGCAAATAAGCATATTTCTTCAACTTGATATCAAAATTGCCATATAATGAATATACATCTGAATTTGTGCCCTCATTGTATGCGTAAGCATTAACTGTGGGACAAATTGAAAATATTAAAATTAAAAACGTACATAAAATACATGAGGAAAATCGTCTTCCTCTTCTTATGGTTCATTTCATATTGTCAGCCCCTTTTCCCAAGATGATTTGTATGTTATACAAGTTTTAAAAAAGAACATACATAACCTATATTAAAAGATGGTTTGTATGTTATTTGAGTGATTTAGAAGCTCGCCTTTACAGCGAGCCTCTAATTTCTACCCATAGATTATAATCTTCAATTAACGGCATAATTGCACTTGTCGGTATTTCATCTTTAATAAACGAAGCGAAAAGAGCAACACCAGAAGTTGTTGTTTCAAAATATGAAATCTTCTGGACTGTATAAATATATTCAAACAGTGCAGATTTTTTAATATTGTTGAAATCAACTTTATTTTCAATTTGATTATCTATATTATCCCTGTTAAATTCATTGATACGTTGTCGTGTTGTTCGGAATATGTTATAAATGGCCATCTCATTTAAAGCTGTCGTTTTCCCTTTTAAAAACTCATATTCATTATAAACATATTCTTCTGTTGTGAAATTATGGCCTTTGCGTAATTTTTCATAAGTATCAGATTGGTTATACTTGTTTAAAAAGGTAAGCATTCGCTCATCAGAGATATATTTGCCGGCAATAGTTCGCGATGAAAAATCAAAATCATTTTTCTTCAATTTCAGCATTTCATCAATTGTAAATCCCAACCAGCTTAAATAAAAAACTGCGATATCGGTATAATAACGAGTGTTGTCGCCTTGTGTTAATTTTTCATCGAAAACAGTAGACATATAATCAACATATTCTTCGGTACTAAAAAACACACTGCTTAATTTAGCTGCACGATACAATTTATGTGATGTAATATAACTTGTATTATAATATCTTAAGTCAAATAAAATATGACTTTCAGCGTCCCTAAAAGATAAATGGCCCGTTGTTTGCAGCCATCTTATATATCGACGACAATAAGTGACTATGCGCTTGATACTATCTGCTCTGCCTGTGAAGCGAGTGAAAAATAATTCATCCAGCTCTTTTAGGTTCATTTCTTCCAGGCTTTTATTTTTCTCAATAACATAGTTCTTAATGATAGAAAATACTTTTATATAATTATAATGCTGTTTTGGATTTTCATTTCTTGCAACTGCATCTAAAAATTCATCAATTAATCGAGTATAATCCATGTATTTCACCTCATCTTATAATTTACATAATAACAATAATATGTAAATTTTTCAAGATGAAATATGGTGATGTCGTTTTATTTAGCAGTCAATAAATGATTAAAAAATAATGTATTGTGCACTCCTTCATCAAAGGCATATTTAATATGAGGATTCTGATACAGAAGACCAGTCGCAGCCTTCTTCCAATTATCACTATTGAAATAACCAATTGGTTCGGTTAATTGGTTATGTGGCAGAGTTGTGCGGCCTTCAATTACTAATGTTGAATTTTCATTTAAGCCTTTAACTTCACCCTTTGGAAACTGAATGTGTACAGGATTTTTACTGTCAAATCTACGTGTTGTAAAAGGAATTACTTCCGCGTGGTTTGATGTGTTATTGTACACATTGTTTGATACAATCAAATATGGTCTGATACCAGTATATTTATGGTTGCCATTATCTGCATTTACATATCCAAGCCGAATTTCGCCCGACTTTGGAATTGTTGTTGTAGGTATAAACTTAAATCCCATACACTTTCTCCTTTCCTGTTTTCTACTATAATAATAACACACAAACCATCTTTTGATAATAGGTTTTTAAAAAGTTCCGAAGAACTTTTTTAAATAATTTATGTGCAAATTATAATATCGGTATTATCGTTTACCTGTAGAAATATTTTGTCGCCTTTAGTTTCAAATTTATTTATTTTAAATATTTTTAATTGATTCATTTTACCTGCTGTAAATATTAAATGCTCATTTTCTATGTATGAAGCTGAATTATAAATTATATTATCAATATATAATTCTACACAACAATCTTCATTACAAAATAATAAGACTCGCAATAAACAACTGGTGGCTGAATTTTTATTGTTTGCATTTATGCAACCTGTAATTGATGCAAAAACATCTTTGAGACAGTATTTCGGCATATTGTGTTTTCCTTTCATAGAAATTTTACAACCATTAGTTGTTATTGTATAACTAATATTATACCTTTTACTGCCAAAATTCAATAGAAAAATAATAATTAGAATACACATTTTGGCTCACCTCATAATTTTAGAAGGCTGTGTGATAAAACCTCACAACCAATAGTTGTTAAAATTATTTACGATACTGCCAGCATTGTATATTCTAATTATCTTCCTAAATTATCCAATTTCAACTGGAAATGTTTACCAAATAATGTGTTGTTTCTGATATTCCTCACTAATATTTGCATAACGCAATAGTAGTTTCAGGTCAGCTATCGATATAGTTTCCCCTTTTAAACGATAATATTCATCTGTAAGAGCAACAGCGTAAAACTTGCGTTCTTCTTGATTATTTCTATTGTATGGATATGACCGTTTTATATCTTTAGGCGTTCTCATTTCTTCTGGTGTAAGAGGCATTCTGCCTAACCCATTGGCCGCCCGGCGAAACTTGGGGTCATTTTCATGCTGTAAATATATTTTTGTTTTTATACAGTGCTTTTGATGATACATAGCATATGGTGAACCTGTGGTAAATTTCATATATTTCCAAGGCTGTGCTCCATAATAACAATATTCATTCATATCTATAATGATATCATCTGGATATTCTTCTGAAAAAAAATCTGGCGTTAGAAAATCTCTGCGTCTTAATGCAGGAGGATTGTAATTGGTTTCTTGTAAGATTCTTTCTTGTTCTTCTTTGGTCATAATCAAAGGCATAGATTCTAAAATATAAATAGCTGATGTATTTTCAGGATACAATACTGAATCCACAACACAATTTTTATGGTTGCCTTTTGCATAACTTAGAATAAAATCTTTGAGTTCTTTATTCAGAATTTCACATATTTCTTCCTTAGTTGTTGCTCTAACAAAATAGCGGCCTAAATAAACTGGTGCCAATTCTGGATGAGACCAATAATGATGAAATGTCTTAATGTATTCATCTTTCAAACTGGCTTTAGCATCTGCAATTTTCTTTTCCTTATCAATTTGTGATTGCATGATTATTTTTTTATTAGCTTGTTCACTGATTGTCTTGCCAAACAATGCTGCTCCCAACCCAGTTGCCAAAATCCAATCAAATATCATAACTACACCTCATTTCTGTTCTTACTTCCATAGTACTCTTTTCATACTTTCTTTGCAAGAACAAATTAAAGTGCCGCATGTCGTCGATACAGTTTTTGATACTCAATATTCTTCTGTCGATGGGTTGCACGATACTGTTTCATATATGCATCCCGCATCTCTTTTCTGCAGCGTTCACAATATTTAGTATTTCTTGAATTATTTCCAGCTTCAAATTCAATGTTGCAGTTTGGATTTTTACACTGCATTACACTCATTGACATTCCCCCTTTATATACTTATTTATATATAGTGTTCTCAAGCAGTGAGACTCTTGTATAAAGACCGACTCCACCTGGCACTGGAGTAATTTTCTCTACATAATCATAAAGTTCTGGGCTAAAGTCTCCGCACAATTTACCATTTTCATCGCGATTAATGCCAACATCAATCATTACTTCTGGAAATTCATAACGTTGAGAAAACATATCCCAAAAATTACCTGGCAATACCAAATCTTTGCGTCCAACTGCACTAATAAGGACATCACTTGTTCGCATATAACAATTGCGTTGCAGCAAAGGTGTCTTGCTATTACAGCTAACAATTGTTGCCCCTCTATCCATCAGAAGCTGAGTCAATGGTCGTCCCACATGACCCTGTCCTAAAATGCATACAGTCCTGCCTTTAACATCATACTTAATGTCGTCCAAAATTGATATAATACCAAGCGGTGTGCATGGCAAGAATGGACTTGTCTTTTTAAAACCGTCAACGTCTTTATTGTCAATAATAGTTGAAATAATCTTTTCTTTGTCCAGATGTTCTGGAATTGGCATCTGAACAATAATGCCCAGCACATCATCATTATTATTGAGCTGTTTGATATCTTCAATAATTTTATCAGTCGTGATGTCGTTCTCGTATTTAATATGATGTACTGTTATTCCTACTTTGTCCGCATCTTTTTTCTTGCCTTTTATGTAAGAATTAGAAGCTGGATTATCTCCCACCTGCAAAACTGCAAGCTTTTTATCCGTCAAGTCATTTACCTTTACATAATCAGCAAGATGCTGAAGTCGTCTTTCAACATTAAATTTACAATCTATCATTGGATTCACCTCCGTTTATCCTATTGACCTAATCATACAGTGCCCAAGGTCGGGCGTTTTAATCTCATCGTACTGATGAGTGTAACGATTATATTTAAACCAGTGCTCCTCATCAAGAGGTACAGGAATGATACCTTCTGTGATGCGCTGGACGACTGCATAGTGATAAATACCTTCCCAAATGTCAGTAATATTATTTATTACAGCTCGCTTAGCATCTTCGTAATTTTTATACCAGCCCCAAACAACTGTACAACCAGTATCAATTAGCCCAGTAACTTTATCTTTTTCTACTTTTTCCATAACCATAACAGTCCAAATAGCATCAAGGTTAGGATAAAGTTCTGCTACAGATTTCTCTCGTGTTATCATATTACCATCCTTCAATATTGCAAGTTTGATATTCAATAGACCATCCTTGCTGTTTGATATATTTTTTGAACTCCTTATATTCTTGCTTGGTACGGTCTTTTAGACGGTCTCTTAAATTACCAAAAACAGTAATGATTACCGTAGTTGTATAATGCCCATTCTTGCATACATATTCTTCAGGTGGATTACATCCTTCACTATTTTCATATGGACACCGTCCACAATCAGGATAGCAGCCAATATCATGGCCCGGTCTTTCGACTACAAAAATGTCAGCATCACTTTCACTACCTGTAATTTTAGGAGCGTCGCGCATAATGTGACGAACATAAGCAGCAATATCGTCTTTCCGCTCATATGTATTAACCGCCATTGCTGCAACAATATGTGTCCAGGAGCTCATACAATCATCCTTTCATTTTGGCTTTTCCTTGGTTTAAAATAGCAATCAATTCAACCGTTTCATTATTTTTATTTTTTTCACGGACTGCTTCTTCATGCTTTCGCATCTGTTCAATTTTGGTAATCTTATTGCAATATTTTAGATAATCTATAAATGAAAATCTTACTTTATACTGCTTTGTTACAGGTGCCACCATATTACCTCTAGTATGATAATTGAGATGAAACGCATCACAATTCATTTGAGTTGGTTTGATAACACCAATATTACCTGATACAATCATCTCAGCTTCTCCGCCGTCATAGAAGTATTCAAGCAAATTATCAATCTGCGAATATTTGAGATGCAAATCTCCTGCATCATATACTGCATATCTTACATACGGTGTTTTTTCAAATTTACGCCATTTCTTGTGTAAGCGGTTATATGAAGCAATGACACAAATTGTCATATATATAAAACCAATGCTAAAAATTGTGAGTATTAATCCTATCATGATTTCTTCTCCTTATGTTGATTGTACCAATACATAAAAGCTTCTTCAGGTGTTTTAAAGCCATCATCAACCCATAGGGCCATAGCTTCAATAGGTTCACCAAAACGATAGCCAATAATGTTGTCTCCTTCGCCTTTTGTATACATCGTATATCCTTTAGCTGTGTATTCAGCAATCATTTCTGAAATTGTTTTTTCTTGTTTCATATTTCCTCCTATATATCCCATGGGTCGCATCTGTCACAATCTTCAATGCCTAAATAATGGCAACGAGCGCAACAAAACATAGCCTCCCAACCATCACAACTGCGTTCACAAGTCTCGCATGGATTTTGTTTCTTTTCTTCGGGCATTTTTGTTTCCTTTCTTATTGCAGAAATATTCGCAATAAAGTGAATCTCGACATTTGATTTCATCTATATATTTATCAATGAGATTCAACATTCTTTTAAAGTCTGAAGTATAAAATGTAATTGTAGGACTTTGAACACTTGGTACTTTATATATACGTTTCCGCTGTTTTAAATCTAAAATATATTCATATAAGATATCTCTAATGGTTTCCATCAGTTTCCTCTCCAACAAGGATGAATAAAAATTTTTTGCCCCATTTTATAGTCCGGAATTCTTCTTGCTCCAATGTTATGCAGAGGCCGGGCTGATTTCGTCTAACCTCTGAAATGCTGTTTACAATGCCAACATCTTTCATAATTTTGGGCAGATAACGTTCTGCTGTGAACAAAGTTTTAGGCTTTTCAATCAGCTCCCAATCTTCTGTATCATAAGCAAAAACAGTTGCTGGGTTCAAAGTTGGATTGCCAACTATAACATTTTCAATAATATTCATCAGAAATCACCTACCAATCAAAATCCATGCTGGCTCGCCAATCAGCATCCTCTTCTTCATCCATAACAGAATAATAATGATGTTTACTTTGTCCGCTCTTTTTATATGGACTTACCCACAATGTTTTACCACGTTCTTCGTAATAATGTGCCTGAACTTTTTTCAGCTCGTCAATATTTTCTCTTATAAACTGATAATATGCCGCTGCAGAAAATTCGTGAGGAGGCTCCTTGCCTAACCATCTAATAATATCTCTGACATATTTACTTTGTTGTTCCGATGGTGCCTTTTCATGTATGAATTCTCCTTTATTTACTTACATACAAAGTACCATCAGCATTAAGGCGTGGTGTGATTGTTACACTTCCATCGTAATTTGATGCAACAACTATATAATTAACTCCAGTATTATCATCAACAACTTTACAGGTTAGAAGGTTACCATTATGATTTTCAAACCAAATCTTAATTGGATTATCCTGTTCGGCACCTACATTTGTAGCACTGCAAGCACCAAATAAGAACATTGCTATCATTGAAATAATTACTAAAATCTTTTTCATAAATTATCTCTCCTTTTACCACATTTTTTACAATAGGTTTCGCTTGTCTGCGGATAAGATAATGACACTAATTCTACCCACTCATGCTCAGATTCTGATTCACAACATTTCATTGCTGTAATTGGTGAATTTTCTGACTTATCATTATTATTTTCTTCATTAATATCAGCTAACTTTTCAAGCATATCCATACATTCATTGCCATATTTTTCTTTTGGGAATTTATCGAGTAATTCGATTACATCATTCACATAGACTGCGTCTATAATGCCATATTTTAATATCGGGTGTCTTAGCAAATGCAAACAATCTTTAAATGCATCTAAATCAATTATATATTTCATATTCATCACCATATAAATGTATGTTTTAAGATATATTATCTTCTCTAAAAGATTCCAATAGCTCATTAAACTCTTTACTAAGTTTATTTGTGAGTGGTTCAACTGGTCTCATAAAAACAATGTCTTTATACTTAATATGATATATTCCCTTTTCAGACAATAAAACCACATTGCCACTATAATAATTCAGAAGTAGACCATGAACGCTTTGCTCGACATCGTACTGACCTAAACTATATACCACCTGATAATATCTATCACACGCATATTCGCATACTTTACTCATATCAAACATATTTTCCACCTCTTAAAACTTCATTTTTATTTGCTTCTCTCCAAAATTTCTTCAAGACAATCATTCCAGCCATTAACATAAGCAGCAGAAGTTTCAGACATGTCAAGATAATACTCATCTTTTTCTGGGATTTTATCATTAGGCAAATAAATTCCTTCAATAATATATTCAGCGTCAAAATCACCTGTTAAATCTCCGCCATCCAGATAATAAAGATTTCCATTTGGTGTGATAACCCAAGGATATTTATTTGTTACATCTTCATTTGTACAAATATTAATTACTTTATACTTCATATTTCTACCTCAAACTCTACCACTAAATCGCCGTCAATCCATTTTGACCGCAACACATTATATTGTTTCTTTATATCTTCTAATTGTTTAAATGCACATTCTACTGAAAATACCATCCTATTTTTATTTGGAATTTGTGTTGGGATTCGTATAGTCGCTATGTATTTCATAAATTGCCTCAATTAAAACTCTATTTTTATTATTCATATATAATATATGGTTCTTCTGCACCATGCCCACAACAAGCAGACTTTGCTCCTTTGATATGCCCTAAACAAGCATCATAACCTTCTTTTGTCGGCACACATCCACATTTCTTACAAGGACGAGAATCGTTTTCGATTTCGTTGTTGTCTACATATCTCCAGTTCTCGCCATCATAATAAATTTCCCAACCTCTTGAATACGCTTTAACCATAATCAACCTCTTAAAATTTTATTTTTATTACTTCCAATCCAACATCTGCCCACACTGTGTACAATAAATATCACCTTTGGTAACGTCTGGATGATACTTGTTTTCTCCACAAGCACACCCACAAGTAGGACATCCATACATCCAACCATCATCAATCAGCAACTTATACGTCAGCTTCTCAGGCTTCTTTGGAATCTGTTTTTCAAGAGCTTCTTTTGCTATCTCTAACCATTCAATATCATCTGAAGTTAGTTGATATCCCAATGTTTCATCATAATGATAATCAGAGGATAAAATATCATTAATGTA